AAGGAGCAGACCAGCCGTCTCGCGGAATCCATGCCGTACAACCAATATCAGGAGGCGGCGACTGGACTCTCTCGGGATGACTACGCGAAGCTCTTCCGGTATATGAGCCAGACAGAGGGGCAGTCTATCGCAAGAGCAGAGGAGCTGGTCTATTTCATCCGGGACGGTCATCGGACGTTCCTGCGGGACATTGATGAGGCGGCGTTCCATGAGCTGGTACAATCCTTAGATGACGCGACGGCGTGGAACGCGCCGCAGATGGACGCGGCCAGAATGATTCAGCAGGAGCTCCAGGGCAAATCCGCCAACATGGAAATTCCAGCGGAGGAATACACGAATTTCCTACAGATCATGCGGGAACATGAGACCTCCACCGGCCAGGGCGTCCAGGCTAACGCCAAGTGGAGCCGCCGGAACAACCAGAACGGGCAGACGTCTGAGCTGGAAGCCTGGGAGAATCTGCAGAACTCCAATCTCTCTGACGAGGGCAGGCAGCGGTTATTCCAGCGCATTGTTCAGTGGGACACCCAAATTGAACAGGCCCAAACACCGCAGCAGCTTAAAGACATCATTCTGGAGGTGTCCCGGCAGCGCGGAGTACTCAACAACAGTCTGACCAACCGGGAGAGCCGCATCCTGACGGCAGCGGCCGGCAGCAGTCTGGACGCGCTGAGCTTTGACCAGCTTAAGCAGTTCGCATATGCGGCCACCTCCGCGCTCAGCACGGACAGCACCCCGGTGAACTGGGGGCAGCGGATCAAGACGATTCAGGTTTTGAATATGCTCTCCAGCCCTGTCACCCCCGCGAGAAACCTTGTTGGAAACACGTCTTTCTATGGGATTGACGCCCTTGCCATGCGGGGCGCGTCGATTCTGGACATGGCGCTCTCCCACGTCACAGGAACCCGGAGCGTCGCAAGCGGAGGGACCAGCCTGAACGCCGCTGTGCAGGCCATGCGGATGGCGATTGCGGAGATCACGATGGACGTGGACATGAGCGGGACCGAAAGCCGTTATGGAACCAGCAGCAACCGCACGTTCCGCGCCGGCGGGAGACTTCCGGAACGGGTTCTCTCCATGCTGGAGCGCAATCAGGCATATTTGCTGAACGCAACCGATGAGTTTTATAAGGGACTCGCCAGCGGGACCGCGCGCCGCACACAGGCGCTGGTAGATTCCGGAAAGATCAGGACGGACAACCCCGGCTATGCCCAGGAGCAGGCTCAGAACCTGGCCCGCTACCGGACGTTCCAGGACAACAGCGCTCTTTCTATTGCCATTCAGGACATTCACGATGTTTTGAATATGATTGCAGGCGTGGGCGACAGCGGGCGGAGCGTCCGCGGAAAGACCGTCCACAGCTTTGGCCTGGGCGATATTGTGGCGCCGTTTACCCGCGTGGCCGGAAACCTCGCCTCCCGGGGGCTTGAATACTCCCCGGTGAACGCCGTGCGCGGGACCGTGGAGATCGCAAGGAATGTGGCGCAAGCGGTACAGAAGAAAACGGTGGACCCGGCGGCGCAGGCGCGGGCCGTTTCCGACACGGCGCGGGGGCTGACCGGGACCGCAATCGCTTACGGCTTCATGCTTCTTGCCAGGGCCGGACTTCTCCGGCAGGCGGACGATGAAAACGACCCCGATGTGGCGGCGCTGAACTCCAGCGAGGGAATCACCGGGACGCAGCTCAATCTCTCCGCGGCGGAGCGGTGGATTCATGATGGGAGTCCGGTATGGCAGGATGGGGACACCCTGATCGACCTGTCCTCCGTCCAGCCGCTGAATCTTCTGATGAATCTTGGAACGGAGATGGCAAAGGATTACCAAAACCCCATCGTGACGGCGTTCAACGCTACCAGCGAGGCCTTCATGGACTCCACCGCGGAGCTCCCCGTCATGCAGTTCCTCGGGAACGCGGCGACTGATATTATCCGGTACGGCGAGGACCCGCGGGAGGTGCTTTTGCAAGAGGGAGCTAACACCGTCGCGTCCTCTGTAATTCCGAACATCCTGCGGACAACAGCGCGGGGCCTGGATGACCGGCCCAGGAATACCTATACCGGAGACACACTGTTGGAAAATGTACGTGATACCGTGCAGAACAGCATCCCCGTGCTGCGGGAAGAGCTCCCCGGCTCCGTGAATCCTATGGGGGATGAGAAGACCTATCAGATTGAAAATGATACGGCCCGCCTGCTCAATACGCTGTTGAACCCCATCGGCGTCAACACCTACACGCAAAGCGCGGTATCACGGGAGATGGAGACCTTGCGGGGACGAACCGGAGATACTTCCTTCTATCTCAGCAAGAGCGCCCCGTCGAAGGTCTCCTACACGGACAGTAACGGGAAGCAGCACAGCAAGTCCCTGACCTATGAGGAGCGGCAGGACTATCTCCGGGAACGCGGAGCTGTGGCGCTCACCACATTTTCGTCCATGATGGGCAGCCGTGCTTACCGTGGGGCAAGCGACGAGGAAAAGGCGACGCTTCTGAATCTGTGCGGCGACTACGCCAGCCAGCGGGCGAAGAAGGCGATCCTCGGGGACGACAGTGTGCCGGCGTGGGTCGGCCACGCGGAGAACGCACAGAGAGAATTGGGCGTTTCTCCCGCGGAATACTTGGCGCTTTACCGCCAGTATGGGTCTGAGATCATGAGCGGAAAGGCCTATGAGAAAACCATACAGGCGGTTCAGGCCGGGTTAACGGTGGGGCAATATGCCAGCATGAAAGCCGGACTTGATAGTGACGGAAACAACAGCGTTTCCCAAACAGAGGCGCAGGCCTATCTTGACAGGCAGGATTTCACACGGGAACAAAAGGCGGACCTCTGGACGATCATCAACAAAAGCTGGAAGCGGAATCCCTATGCATGAGAACGCCCCGCCGGTTGGCGGGGCTTCTCTTTTTCTTCGCTAGTACTTTTCGCGGTCCAAAATGCCGCGCAGGATCGGAATCACGTTCTCATAATAACGAAACGATGGGACCTCCTTGTTGCTCCATTTCGCCTTATCCTTGAACCACTGTCCGTACTCATCGTTTTTTAATTCGTTCTGGTTTGCAAGTGTCCCGACCTTATTGGAACTGATTCCAAGAATCTTCCCAATCTCTTCGGCACTATATGTTTTCGCTTCTAGCTGTGGGAGAGGCAGCAAGTATTCCCCCGTCAGTTCCTTTGTGGCGTGAGCGTTCAGCACCTGTTCGTATGTAGTTCCATGGTACTGCTTTGCAAGCTGTGTCAAAATGCGGGCGGATTGAACACGGGCATTTCTGCGACGAGTCTCAGCCATCATCTGCTGATACTCCGTCATGGGCTTTGCTGTGTAGTGTCCGGTCTTGCGGATGCTTGGTAATACCTCACTCGTCACCCAGCGCTTGAACTTTTTTGCTCCCGGCAGCTTGCTGGACAGGACGAGGGAGTATAGGCCGCTTTCATTGATGATGTACATTTCCCGGTTCTGACCTGAGTCGGCGAAACGCCGGGTCAGCTTATCCTCTGGGTCAACGTGCTTTTTTAGTGCGTCGGACGTGTCGCTGTACCCCAGCGCAAGGGCAACGTCTTTACCCACCAGCCAGGGTTCTCCAGCCACTTCCACTGTGCGGATTTCTCCAAACTCGGGGTTATTGAAAATTTTCAACTCTGTCATTGTGACGCCTCCTTTGTGCTTTCGTGTTTTATCCCCGGGAACTCATTCAAGGGCTATCCCTCCCACAATTCTAGCGCCTGCTTCAGACTCCAGGACGGTATGTAAATCCTCGATGCTGCAGTAGCCTTCCGCAATGCTGTCCGCCAAGTCTCCAACCTCTTTCCAGACCTTTTGCAGAGCTTCCAGATCAAAGCCCTCCTTATCGCGCAGGGCCATCAAAAATAGAGCGCTTGCGAATTTGATGCCATCATCCCGCCCACGAAGCTCAGCCCGTTTTACATCTGCCTTTGACGCCGGCTGTCTGCGGGGATTGACTTTTTTACTCATGCTGCTGATTCTCCTTTGGTGGTTCGGGGAGGGGCATCCATGCAACAACCTCAATCCAAGGTCGGCCTGTATTGTCAAGTAAATACCAATGGTCCCCTGTGTAATGTGTCAATTCAAAATGTTCCGCTTTTTGAGATGTATTCCGCCAGTATACCAACACTTCTTGCCTCACTTCCGGCAACCGCTCCCTGACGCTAATCCAATCGCTCATGCTGTCCGCCACCTCTCTAACACCTTGATTATCTCAACTGCCGTGTCATAGTCGATACGGAATCTATCATAATATAGTTCGGAAATCAGGTTCCGCGCCTTGTAGATGGTGTCTCTCCGCTTCTTCTCAGCAGCATCTTCCGCTTCTTGAAGCTTTGCCTCGATAAGCAATTCTGCCGTTGGCGGGCTAATCTCTCCAGGTGTTTTCCCATAGCCGCCTACTCTTCCAGACCAGCTCCATGGAGATTCTTTAAAACTGCCCCGATTGGTCCTGACAATACCAGATGGAGTGACTTTTTCTACTTTGGCAGTTTGAATCCTTCCCGCAACCCCAAACCCGCTGTATATCACGATATCTCCCGGCTTTAACGATTTCACCCATGCCAGTGATTCTTCTTTTGTCATTGCCCGCCCTCCCCGTCGTGGATGTTGCTGATGATCTCAATTCCGCTCGTTGAAAGGTGCTTGTTTGCGCCCATACTTTCAGCGCCATTCAGCCAAACGCAAAATCTATTCCATTCTGGGTCATAGCATACAGGAGCTTCTTTTTGTTCACCTTTCCAGTTCGTCCAGCGGATAATATCCCCCTCAAAAATCTTCTTCCTGTTCCTGTTGGTCAGGCCGGTGTACTCGCAGACCGTTGAGGGGTCAACCTCGTAAGCTTCACCATGTCGATTTCTGAGCATAATAAAGGGATTTAAGCTATCATGGAGTCGGTATAGATAACCTTCCACCCATGCACCATCACTCAGCCGTTTGGCTTTGAAAAGGATATCTCTCATTCTTTGCCCTCCATCTCAATCAAAAACGCCGCATTGCAGGCCAGATGCCATAGATGAGGCAGGCCGCTTTCCGGATCGCACTTCTCACCCTTAAGATAGGACAGCCAGTGCCGGTATAAAGCATCCTGATAGCGCTGCGGCTCCACCTGCCGCCAATTCTCCGGGTCGTGGTACTTTTCATTTCCGTACATGCGGACCGCCGTCACAGCCTCGATCAGAGACACAGGAACCAGAGTAGGGCGAGGCTTCCCTGCGTCGGCTTTGGCCTTCTGGTCATCTTCATGGACCCATTTGTTGGTAATCATAACTTCGTTCATTCCGCACCTCCGCTGTTCTCATCCGAAAACGGGTCAGGAGTCAGAATCTTATCTTCCCATCCAAGCTTCTCATAATTCGCCCTGCAAGTTGGGCAATTATGACCTACACGAACTTCCAGCGGATCATAGAAACAGCCGCCCAGAACATCCCCAATTTGTTCTCCACACCGTGCACAGTAGACATACCCGAAGCAACCTGTGGTAATATGGCTATGTCCAAGGAGCGCACACGTCACGCTTTTTCGCCTCTCCTCATCGAGCGGTTCCAATGCCGCAATTTTCTTTTCATATTCTTTTCTTGTCATTGGGCACCTCCGATTGTTGGAATATAATCCATGCTGAAAGAAACTTCCTCCATCATAGAGCCGCATGGGCAAGTGCATATTTCCTTCCGCTCCTCCTCGGAAATATCGTCAGGAAAATCTATGCTGAAAAAGAACCCGCAATCAGGGCATTTCAAGGAAATCATTGGGCACCTCCGATGATCTCGTCAAGGGTGGAAATTTGTCCATTTTTCATGCTTGGAAATAGGTCAGCATGCAGATAGGCTATTGCCCCAATATCCGTGTAAACACGAATAACACATGGTATTAATTCCAGTTTTTCAGCATTTGGATAAATAAGTTTGATCGCCTTCGCCCTCTCCACCTCCTGCTCCGTCCAGCGGGGCTTTTCCTCCAAATCCCACTCATGTACCCATTCACGACAGCAAATCCCTCTCTGATAGATAGGGCAGGTCTGTTCGCACGGCTTATTTGTGTGGGACTTTCTGTATTGATAACACCACTCTTTCAGTTCCCCCAGTGTCCACTCCTTCAACGGCTTGTCCACTTTCTTTTCCTCAACCGGTGTCGCAACAAACGACCATTCAAAGACATCTGTTGGATCGTTCAATTCCATAAAACATTGTTTCCCGTTGTAATATTCTCCGGGTTTATGATTGCAACTCCCGGTACTATCTCCGCAAATGGAACAGGTTCTTGTTGCTACTGAGCATCCAATGCTGACTTCTTTCTTTTTTCCGCTCTTGATTTCCTCAATGACCTTGAAATTTTCCGGGATATTCTTGATGGACGCATTGGCCTTGATAAACCACTCGCCGTCTTTCCCTTTAAGGACTACTGTGGAAAGAATTTTTGCAATACTGTCTTGGCCTACAAAACCGTTTTTACCGACAAACATTTTAGACAGTTTACGCAAACACGGAAGTGTAAACCTCTCAAAATCTCTATCGATCTTGGTATCACAAAGACGGATTTCAAACTTATAGTATTCCGGCTCATCCTCCACCACCTCATAGCCCATCAGGCGGGCGGCTTCGTGGGGATGCACTTTTACCCATTCTGTATCACGGAACATAAAAAATCTCAGCCATTCCATAGGAAGCTCTTTAACGCTAAAAACTTCCCCCGTCTTACTTCGAAACTTCATGGTCGGCCTCCTTTCGCTCCCACTCCCTGCACCGTTGCTCCGGCTCCGTGAAGTCGGCGCAGTTTGGGGAATTCCCGTTAAAGCACACGCCCTGATAGTCCTCGTACCAGGCGCAGGTGGCGCAGTTGTGGCAATGTTTTGGTTGCCAATCAGCCCAAATATCAGCATCAAGCCCATTAAACTTGCTTTTCCCACACACTGGACAAATTGGGTCGCTAGGTTCCCACTTCGCCCTCACCACAGGCGCAACGTCGGCGGCGGAGATATTCTCTACTCCATAACTAATTTCACGTAAGCATTCCTGCACAGCGCTGTGTGCTTCATAGTCAAACATAGAGCCGAAATCAACTGGATTGATTTTTCCCAGCAGATTCAGGATAGTCGTCCTCTCGATGTACTCCTTCATTCCTTAGCCTCCCGATTCCCCATAGCATAGTGACACCCCATACACATAGGAACTAAACTGTCAGGGTTTTCTCTTTGATATTTTGAAAAGTCCTTTGCTTCGTCTTTTGATTTGAAAACATAAGAATAATGCACAGTAGGATAAGGATTGAGCCTAAAGGACGGGCTATAAATATGACAATATAGTGCGCCTTGATAATCACAACAGGTTATTCCCTCTATAACGCCCTGATACACCTTCCCAGAGCAATGAACCCACCAAACAACATCACCAATGTTCAGTTTTGTTTGGATTTCACTCATTCCTGCTCCCTCCGTAGTGCGGCCTCAATATCCATAACAATAGTTAGCTTCTTTCTCCCGCTTCATCTGATCCAACTCGGTCTCTTGTTCTTTCAGCAGTTTGTCCCGCCGTTCCAATTCTGCGGCCTGCTGAGCAATCAGTTTTGATTTCTGCTCCAGTTCGGCTTGTACCGCTTCCAACCCCTCGTGCGCCTTGATGATTTCTGTCTTGGCGCAGACGATTGGGCAGTCGTGGCATTTGTCCTCATATTTTTTCAGGCGGGCGTTTTCGGCCAGCAGGGCGGTGATGGCGTCGGCGGATTGTTCAATGTAGTACGGCTCAGGGTCAGTCCACACTAAGTCACCCGCTCTACCGTAACCACCTTCCGCACAGACCAATTCACCATATGGGATTTTTTCCCCATACTGGCCCAAAAGGCTTCTCAAGTCATCAATTAGTTTTTCGTAGTCCATCAGGGTTCCTCCTCTCCCTCCGGCGGGCGGCGGTAGTAATTATCTTTTTTGTCTCTCATACAAGACGAGCATTTTTCAAGTGCCCCCATTTCCGCCCATAGACACCCATCGCATATTAGCGCCTCGTTCGGCGGGGTGAGGGTGGGTTGACGCAAGGTCAAATTTGCAGCAACTTGTGGAGAAACGGCTTTTGTGAGCGCCAATGTACCGCATTTCTCGCAGGCAATCAAATGCAGCCTATCTTCGCAGTAATATGTCATAAGAGGGCCACCGCAACGGCGGCATTTTCCATCTACCTGAAAGCCTCGCCCTTTTGGTTCATCATAGAGCTTGTGGCACAGCTTATCGAGGTACGTTGCGCCCTTCTCAATCGCCCTTGCCATCTTTCACCTCCTCCAATCTCCATGTACTATACGGAGCATGATACAATCGCCCATCATCTGTACACACCATAATCTGCATTGCTGAGGCGGTCGGGGTGTAAATTTTTGTTATCACGCCCCGGACACCGCTCACCATGCAAACGACCCTGTCACCTATCTCCATACAGCGCCTCCAATCTCTCCATCACCATCTCCGCGGCCTCGTCCGTCATGGGAGCACCGCACCATGCGCAGAAAGGTGTTTCTACATCAGGGGTTCTCCCGCATTTTGTACAGCGGCACTGTATATTTCCAGCTCCCAAAGGCGGCAAATAGTGTTTCCACACACCCCTCCAGACCTTCTCCACCTGCTCCCGGCTGACGGGGCGGAGGGCGGAAATAATCTCTAACGGGTCTAAGGCCGATATGACCGCTTCTGCGGCCTCTCTGCTGGGAGTATAATGGCAAAGGTTCCAATCCTCTAAAATTTCGTTCGCTTCTTCCCGCGTCATTTTCATGGCTGGGCCTCTTTTTCGCCTTTTCCTATCGGCCAGTCAACGGGGATAACCGTTTTTAAGATGC